TGTATTTAAGCCAAATCCTAATTCAGAATTATTAAGAGTTAATATCACATTTGATCCAGCTTGAACAAATGAAGTTATAGCACTACTTTCTACATACTGTCCGTTTATATATATTGAAAAATTGTTTATTGTTGTTAGAGGTAATGAACCTGGAGCTATAGCTATTGTAGTATTAACAAATGTAGCTGTTGATATTGTACCATTATTAGTTGTTAATGATGTGTTAGCAGTTTTTATTTTATTTAATGCTAAATAATCTAGTATTTCTTGTGATACCCCATCAGTACTAATATTACTTACTACAGTGACATTATCAAAGAAAGTAGCTGGTATTGATTTCATTGGATTACGTTTAACAGAAGTTAATAATGTTTCTGAAGTACTATCTGTTTCTAATGTAAATGTTACTTTAGATATTGATGGTAATTTTTTTAGCGCAGTAACATCTTTTTGTACAACATCTGGTATTATATATCCATTTAATTTAATATTAAATGTACTTCTAACTATACGATCTTGATCTGTAGATAATTCAGTTACTGAATTAAATGTATCTATTGATGCTTTGAATTTAAATCTATTAGGTTCACCCCAATATGAATCTGAAGCATAGTTTATGGCTTCAATAATTTTATTCATTTGGTCCATATAATAAGTCATAACCATACATTCATATGTTATAGTTACATAATCTGGAACTACATTAGCATAGTATTCTTTATTAGGAACACGATTTGTTAATACATTAAAATTATTATAGAAGTTTTTAGGAGAATATTGTTTTTTAAAACTAACATATAAATTAGGAGAGTTAGCGTCTAATTTATTGGCTATACTTCTGTTTTTAGTAATGTCATTACGTTTAATCATTATTAAAGGTAACATTACTTTATTTAATTTATCTCTATAATATCCATCTTTTTGAACTGATTTCCAACGCTCAGGTGAACCATATATAACAGGTACTTCTATTCTGTTTCCGTTTTGTATAACAAACGGTCTAATAACATTTTGAAAATAATAAAATACAGTGTTATCTATATCTTCAATACCAACAGTGAATGGTTTAACATTATCATCAGTAAAACTTTGCTTTAATGCTCTATTAAAATCAATTCCAGTAATTTGCTCATTAGAATTATTATTTAATGATATATTATTAGGATTACCAGCAGGCTGAAACCCTACTCCTCCCTCTGACAACGGAGTTTGAAGTTCTTCTGAAATTTTCTTTTGAGATTTAGGTATAGGTTTTCTTCCGTTTGTCATTTATTATAAATATTACGTATTGTAATAAATATTATAAACGCTCACGAGAAATTCCTAATTTATCTGCTGGTACAACATGCGCCTTAACAACTATTGATACATTATAACCAAAGTTTTCTAAACCAGGGTTTAATGGATTAGTTTCATTTGGATATGATGGATCCTTACCTACAAATAATTGATTTGTTATTATACTATTTATTTCATAATAATTTTCTTGGTATAATAATATATCACCTACTTCAGGTACATACATAGAATCTACTAAATCATCTCTTAAAAATGCAGCTTGTATTTGCCAATTAAAATCAACACCATAAGGTGCGTCAGCGTATTGCTGATCAAGACGAGTAATTAAACAGTTAAATAATATTGGACCATCATAATATTTTTCACCAGATGCTTCTCCATATATATTACTTATAGTTTCGTCTAATTTAAATTTATAAAAAGCTACTTGTTGATTGATAATATCTCCTAACAGTTCTCTGTTTATATGTCTAAATACTGAAATATCTCTTGCTGATCCAAATAGTGCCATTAGTATACATAAATAGGAAGTGGAACTTGTTGCATTTCTTTTTGTCTATAATCTGCCTCTAATGCTCTGGCTTCTAGTAATTTAGTTCTTGATGTATCACCTAAGTATACTCTTAGTCTTTCAATTAAAGCTAATTTTTCTGTTCTAGCATCAGTTAATAAGTCACTGTGATTTAAGGTAGCTTCTGAATTAGGGATAGGAACAGTCTGGTATTTACCTCTAATTAATCCTAATGTTTCTTTACATATGGCTAACACATACTCATAAATCCATTGCTTACCAACTGAGTTAATTTGTGAATACACTGGGTTAGTGAATGGTACATTAGAGATATTGGTTACTTGATTTGATGCACTTACCATACCAGCATTCAACCTATCTTCCTTTAAAATATATTGTATACTTAAATTTCTATTTAATTTAGGTGTAGGGAATATTCTTAATTGATTATTAACTAACTCAAAACTAAATTGTGATTTACGAATTTGATCATTAAACTCAATAGCTTGTATTTTTTGTAAATCATAATTGATAGGCATCAATAAAAAGTTAATAGCAGGTGAGTAGTTACCCCAACCAAAATTATCTAATAACTGTTGCATACCAGTACCTGTACCAGCATATGGATCAAAATATCTTACAATAGCTGGATCTGCTTCATAAAATATTCTTTTAATTTCAATACCACCAGTAATATTATTACTGATAGCCCAAGCATTTAAATCATAATCTTGAACACTAGCAGTCATAGGTAATAATCCTCTAATCCATGTTATGTTACCTCCAGATCCTGCTTCTTCACCATATTGTTCTGACATTCTAACTATAGAAGCAAACGATGGAGTTATAATAGTATTATTAACATTTATGTTAGTTGAAGATCCTTCAAAAGATAAATAATCTTGTTGTATTTTATAAGCATATAATTCATTACCATATGTGGTTATGGCTTCTTCAAAAGCTGTATAGAAATGTATGTCTTGTAGTTCAACTTCCATTATAGGATATCCTAAACGTTGAGCGCAAAACTTAGCTACTTTGTCTGCTTCTTGTTGAAATGAAACATCATAATCGTAAAATCCAAATGGAGTATCTCCTGGGGTAAATGATGATGAACCAGGCCATATAGGGATATTTGCCATAATTTATTATTATTAAGTAGTTGCTATAAAATATTCAACAGATGCTGCTGACCCAGATGGTGATACTGATATGTAATAAACATATTGGTTAAATACAAACACATTATTTCCAGTTGATCCAGTAATAGCTGTAGTTGATAAGAAAAATGAATTACCTGGAGTTATAATAAATGATGTATTTATTAGTGTTGATGATGGGACAGTATCCGCAGTTATTTTTACTTGAATTGGTACAGTTGATGATTTATTAGTTATTCTTCCGTATTTAAAACTACCTGTAGAAAAAGTTCCAGCATCTATATTAGATGGATTAAAATAAAATAAAGGTGTATATGAACCAGTTGGAATATTTAATACTCTATTATCAATATTGTTAATTCCAGGAATAGTTTGTGTAGTTAATATTCCTCTATCATTACCATCTAAAGTAATTTTTTCATTTAAATGTATTGTTAAATCTGCCATTTTGTTATAAATATTTATAATTATTATTTTCCGTATTCATAATCTAATATTTTACCAACCAAGTCACTTCTATGATTTTCCTTTAACTTAATCCATTTTATTTCATCTATTTTTTTAGATAATTCAATTGCATAAGTAAGTCCATTTATTTGTCCATCTGGAATTCTTATATCAGTTTGCTCATTGTCTCCGTTGATAATAATTTTACCTGTTTTACCTAATCTTGTTAAAAGAGCTAATATTTCTCCTTTAGTTAGATTTTGAGCTTCTTCAACTATAAGTATATCATCCATTGTCTTACCTCTTACAAATTGTACAGGTAATGCTTTTATTTTTTCTTCCTTAATTAATTTTTCTACTTCATTTTTGTCTGTGCAACATTTATTTAAATTTTCTATTAAAGCTTCTAAATAAGGATCAAACTTTTCTTTTAAATCTCCTGGTAAATAACCAAAAGTTCTACCTACTTCCACAGCAGCTCTAGTATTATATATACAATTTACCTGCTTTTTCTTTAAAAAATCTAATGCTGCTTGTGCACAAACTAATGATTTTCCTGAACCTGCTCTACCTGTAACTACTACTATTTGATTTTCTACAATTAATCTCTTAGCTTCTTTTTGTTCTTCATTTAAAACAACATTATTGATACTTTTAATATCATTTTTTCGCTCACGATTTGGTTCTTTCATAATAACTATGTTTGTTAATAAATATAGCAAAAAAAAGCCCGAGTCAAACTCGGGCTTAATTTTTATTATTTAATTCAGATTAAAGGGTATTTAAACCACTTACTAAGATTTTACCATAGAATTCAGGACGAACCATTTTCTTAGCATAACGAGTTAATAAACCTTTACGTGGAGTGAAAGTATCTGGATCGTATACAAGTGGAGTCATGATTAACGGAATGTAAGGAGCAAAAACAGCACCAGTTTCTAAGAATTGTTTACCTTTGAAGCCCATTAAGATAGTATTTTCAATCATGTATGGATTTTTGTAAACATCATATTGATTGTTTAAGTTACCAACTTTCTGTACACCAAAAGCATAAGTCATTTGAGCAGCATCACCTTTAGCGCTAGTAGCAAATCCAGGAATTGATTCAAGAACAGTAGCTACTGTTGGAGAACATACTAAGAAGTTAGCACCACCACGTAATGTTTTCTGGTGGATGATATTACTTAATTTCTGCATTTTAGTTCCTAAAGTTTGGAACCAACCACCTTGAGTATTGTAAAATCCTAAGTTAGTTGTAGTTCCATTACCAGTTGCACTTGTAAAAGCAATGTTGTTAATTGCTGACCAATACTCAGTACCAGCTGAAGCATTTTGGATTAACATATCTAAGATTTCTAAGTCAACCTCTAATGAGATGTACTCACTCATGATACTAGTTAATTCAGCTTCTGCATCTAACGCATGGTAAGCATTTAAATCTTGAGCGAATTCAGGTGTCCAAACAGCTCTTAACTTACGAGTTTTAGCTACAATTGGCTCTGATTTCATTTTTACGTTGATTTCAGGAATTGAGATTGGGTTGTTATTAGTGTTTAAGCTAGTGTTGCCATCTTCGAAATCACCACGTAATTGATCAGTTGGTTGTAATTGGAATGAAGCAGTTACATTAGCTAATGTAGCAACTTGACCTACTTTAGAACCAGTAACTAAGAAAGTAACTGTTCCTGTTGTACCACTAAATACAGTACCAGTTGTAGTAGTATAAGCAGCTTGAATATCTGCTGGTTGGAAACCAGATTGTGAAGCGATAGTGAAAGCACGTACACCATTAAAATCTGTGTTTGAAGGTAAGGTGATAGTTAATTTTTTCCATTGAGTACCTTCAGCAACTGTAGCTGAAGCTGAGTAGTTAGAATCAAAGTTAAAATCAGACCATGAAGCTGAAGCTACAGTAGCTGAGCTAAATGAAGATGTGTTGTTAATAGAGTAACTGAAACGACCAGCACCATATAAACCACCATTTGCAGAAGCATTAGCTCCTGGGTTAGTTACACCATATACTGATTCAGTACCATAAAAACCAGCACCAGCAGCATTGTTAAATGGAGATTTAGTTGTACCATATTGGAAGTCTAAGAAAAATACTAGACCTGAAGGTAAATTCATTGGTTGAACGCTAACAAATTCTTTAGCAGCGATTTGACCAAATACTTTACGTACTAATGGAAGAGCTACACCAGCCCATTGTTCACCAACACCAGCGGTAAAAGCAGCGCCTGCAGTACCAGCACCAGTTTGTGAAGTTTCCATTACTAATTGTTTTGCTTGATTTTCAAGCATCATAGACATGTTGTTTTTTTCGGTTTCTGTTTTTAAACCTTCTAACAAACCTGTCTTACCCCATTTAGCAGCTAAACGGGTTGCGTCACTTTGAAGAGCTTTCCATGGGTTAGCACCTTCTAATAATGATTGAATTGAGTTCATTGTTTTTAAAAATTAAATTTTTGTTTTATTAAATTAAATAATACCAGCTAATTTTTGGAATCTAGTAACCATGTCATTAGATTCTACAATTGGTTTTCTAATCTGAGCCACGCCCGCTGGTTTAGAAGCGCGACCTAAGTTTTCTTTAATTGAATTTTTAGGTTTTGATAAATTTTCAATTAATGTTTCATAAACTAATTTAGCTTCGTTTTTAGATGTAGTCTTGTCAAACGCAGCCAATACTTTAATTTTTTCTGATTCAGTAAGATTTTTTGATTTGAAAATTTTGTTTGTGTAAAGCAATTTAGCATTTAATAAATTGATTTCATTAAGTTCTGAACGTAATGTTTTAATAGCATTCATAGTTTCATCAAGCTCTTTCTTTAATTCGTCAATTTCTTCATCTTTAGCTTCATCCATTTTTTCATCTTTTAGTTCAGCTAAAATTTCATCGATGTCGACTTCTTCTTCAGCTCCCATTTCTTCAGCTCCCATTTCTTCAGCTTCATCTTCATCTTTCATTTCTTCACCAGCTTCAATTTCGCCAGATGAGATCATGTCTTCGATTACACTTTCAATAAAGTTTTTAAGATCTTCTTCACTCATGTTTTCAAGATCAATTTCTTCTTCTTCTTCCTCTTCTTCTTCCTCTTTAGCTTCATCAACTTTTTCTTCTTCTTTTTCTTCACCTTCGGTGATTTCATCAGTTGAGCCTAATTCAGCTAAAAGTTCGTCAAGGTCGATTTCTTCAATTTCTGCTTCTACTTCTTCAATGTCTTCTTTTTCTTTCATTTTGTCTAAGTCAGTGTTAATTTCATCAAGATTTTCTTCCATTGTGTCGTCTTCTTCATAATAGTTGTCCATCTCGTTAATTTTAGCAGCTAACATAGATTTTAAATGAGGTGTAAAAGATTCTTCTAAAGCAGCTTTAGCACTTGCGATAGCAGTTTCTTTGATTGTTTTTGCGTCGGCAATAGCCTCCTTTAACAAATCTCTGTTTGTCATAATTTTTGTCCTCAAATTGTTTTTTTGGAAATACGCTTAATTACTGTAGCGTAATAGGGATTATTAATAAATAGATACCGTATGTAGATTTGGAACGGCATATTCACATATAAATATATATGAAGAATTCAAAATGCGAAGAGTTGCAAAAAAGAAACCCTCCTTTTTAGGGGAGGGTCGATCCAGGAATACTATCCAAGGAGAGGATTAAAATATTGGACAAGTTCCATTAGCACAAAGTATATCTGTTATAACTGAATTTACTTTAATGTATGGGTTAGTGTTGTGAATTAAACCTTCATTTAAACCACCTTTAGTTACTTGCATCCATGAGCCTGGGTTTGAAGGTGTTGATACAAAGTCCCAGCATAATAGTTCAAAATCATCTTGTACTTCCATTGTTTCTCCAAGTGATTTTAAACTACCCATACCACGTGAAGACACACCTATAGTAATATTATTGTCAATAAGTGCTTTAACAATATTACCAGATGGAGTAGGTAATATTTCTAGTTTACCCATTACTTTATCTCCATTCCACCAAATATCTACTATATTGTGAGATACGTTTTTTAAGTTAATAATAGAAGATTCAGGATGGTCTAATTCACCTAGTGCTCTATTTTCTTTAACACAAGACATATATTTGTCTATTTCACGTTCCCAAAGTTCTTTTTTATAATAGCGACCATTACCATTTTTTACCTCGGCTGTAGCTAATATTCCTTCAACAATCGGGTTACCAGCCGCTGTTTTAACACCTTCAGTTAACTGTTGGCGAGATACTATAAATGGTATTGTTTCTATTAATACTTGTTTCATTTTAAGCTACATTTACTGGTTTACCTGAAGTTTTAGCAGTACTAATTGCTTGTTTTACAGCGGCAGGTGTAGTTTTTTCTTGTTTAGCAATATCAGCTACTTCATCACTAGTAGTAGTTTTATCTATAACAGTAACTTCGTCTACTAATGTTTCTTTTTTCTTACCTTTTTTCTCAAGTTTGTTTTTAGCAGCTTCAAGTTTTTTAATTTCAGAATATAATTCTTTTAATTTTTTAGGATTAATTGAATCATCTTCTAATTCTTTTAATGTTTCTAACGCTTTGATTTTTTTCTTACGTTTATTAATTTCGTCGCTAATTTTCTTAACTTTAGCTTCTTTAGCGGCTTCTTCACCGATTTGATCGATTTCTTTTAAATTAAGTTCTTCTTTAATTAATTGACGAATTACTGATCGTAATTGAGATTCTTGTAATTTCATATTTCTTTTTTGATCATTTATCCATGCGTTAGCGTTACCTTCACCTTTAATAGTTTTAACTTCTTTACCATTTTTAAAGATTACATATATTCCGTCACCTTTATATTCTTTAGTAAACATTTTATCTATATCACTTAATTCAGGTTTTTTAAATCCTATAGGATCATTAAACATTCCAATACCTTCTTTTAATTTAACTGGTTCCATACCTGATGAAGCGTATTTACCTTTTACTTCTTTAGTTTTACCTAAACCTGGTGCTTCGTCTGTATATCCAATACCTTCAATACCGAAAGCAGCGTTTTTAGTATAGTATAAGTTATCTTTTTTAAGATTCTTTAATACAATTTTCTTTAATTCATCAACAGTTTTACTGTTATTTTCTGATTTATTTGTTTCAATTTGAATACCATTTAAGTATTGGTCAAAAATAACATCATTACCAGTTTCTGCTTCATATTGTTTACTAGCAGATTTTTCTTTATATTCATCTACTTCTTTAGATGGTTTAGAAGCATCAGCTTTAGTTTCTTTTTCTTCAGATGAAGCATTATATTCTTTAGATTCTTTAATTACACCTAAAAATTTCTTAAATGTAGTAAGTATATCTGATCCACTATTAATAGCATTAATACTTGCTTCATCATATAAGAAATCGTTCAATTCATCTTTATAAATGTTAGGATTATATTCTTTGTTTATAGATTTAGCTACATCATAATAATTAAGTTCTGTAACTATATTTTCATTAAATAGTTTAAACCAATCAGGTTGTTTATTATTACCTGTAGTTATACCCCATAAGTTTTCATTTAGGATCATGTTTTCAGATATAATACCACGTTGAAGAAGTATTTTAGATGCTGAATTAAATTCATAATGATTAGGTATTAAATTTGGGAATAAAGATTTAGCGTGTTTTAAAAACACATCTTTAGCTCCTTTGCCTTCTTTAATTGAATTGTATTGTTCTTGAAGTGTATTTCTCATGTTAATATTGTTTATAATAAATATTATTTATATGTTTTACCCCATAGATCTTTATAATCTATAGCTTTAGATGATTTTGCTTGTTTTTTGCGATTAACAGGTTTAAATCCAAATGCTTTCACATAATAATTATCTTTAACCCCATCTTTTCCAGCTTTAGGACCAGGACCTAAATTACCTGTACCATATGCTGTTTCATCTATGTTTTTTACTTTTTTAAATGCTTTAGGTGTAGCATAATTCATACCTACACCAGCACTAAATGCTCCTCCAGCTGTACCTCCACCAGTCATAGACATTTCTTGTAGAGTTTTTTTAACTAATTCTTTTAATTTATCTGGGGTCATTTTACTGATTTTAATTCATCAACTAATGAATAGTATTGTAATAAATTTACTAAATCATCATTTGATATTTTTGAAGTTTTATTAATTTCTGTGATTAATGATATAACTTCATTTAACTTAATTTGAGTTACTTTATCAGTAACTGATTTATTTAATTTAGTTAATTGAGTTTTAATTTCATTAATTTTAATGTTATAAAATTCTCTTAAACGTGGGGTATTATCTACTAAGTTGATAAATTCTCTTAATACTACCTTTTGATTATCATTTAAAGAATTATATTTACCATTAAATTTTTCTAATAAAACTTGATATGTTAATAGACGTAAATCTTTATCATATTTTTTAAACTCTTCAATAATATTCTCTCTAACTTCCTTTTCTTTAACTGGTTGAGCAGTTAAATTTTCTAATAATGTTATTTTATTAGAAATAATTTGGTTAGGATCTGTTAATTCTTGATTATTATATATTTCAATTAATGTATATAATGCAGCTTGAGATGTATAATTTGGAAGTTTAGTTCTAAAAAACTCATCTAAATTATAATGAGATTTAATTTCACTAATTAAATTATACTTTTCTTTACGTAAAATAGTTCTATTCAATTTACGAGATGCTTTTAATACTTCTTCAATGATCATATTAGCTTTAGCTTCTGTAATTTGAGACTGTTTTAACACAGTATCATATAATTTATATTCTTTACTTAATTCTGTTTTAACAAAATATTTTTTTAAAATATTAATTGATGGTGACTCTTTACCTGATAATGTGTCTGCTGTAATTTGTCTAACTAATAGTTCAAATATTAAGCCTGAGTTTTTGAATTTATTATGTTTTATTAACATTATAAGTAAATTTTATTATAAATATGTTAAAAGTATTAATCCTTAATAAGATTTTCGTCTAGATATGTTCCAGTTGTTCTTTCTTTATCAAATACTAATTTTTTCTTCATAGATTCTAGTATTACTTTATTTTTTAAAAATTCATAGTGGTTATTTTCTAATGCTAATGGTGATCCTCCTTTATAATTAGGTGTACCAAATGATTCTTGGTCATCAACTTTATTATCTTTTCTACCTAATCTATCACGACCAAGTGAGTTATCTTGTGTGTTAATATTAGATACTTTTTCTTTTGGACGACCTAATGGAGTTTTTTCATCATATCCATCAGGTACAGTACCATGATTTTTAGTATTACCGTATAAATAAGCTAAATCATGTGGTGTACCATAAGACTTACCTGTTTCTAATGGATCATTACCTTCTTCTTGAATCTGTGTTAAACGGAAATCACGTTTAGCATCTTCACGAATTAAATCTCTATACTCATTATATTGTTCATCACTTACATGGAATAAATTATCATAAATCCAATCTGATGGGAATAATTTTTTCTCTAAAATATTACCAGCTAATTCTACTTTTTCTTTTAATAAAGCTATACGTTCTTGATCGTATATAATTGATGGTGTGGTTAATGATAATTCAAAATTAGTTAATGATTCTTCAGTATAACCTTGAGTGTATAAGTGAATTAATGCTATTTTGTATAATTCAGATACTAATATACGTTGTATACGTTCTATAGTACGAGCAAATCTAATATCTTCAGCAGCTAATGTAGCTTTACCAGTTAAGTCTTTTTCATAACCCATAAAAGCTTTAGGTACCTTTAACGCTGCAAATAATTTATCTCTTAAATATTCAACGTCTTTAATACCATCATATTCTAATCCTTTTGTTGTATCAATTTTAGTTGATTGGTCATTACCACGAATTGGAATATAAAAATCTTCCATCATGTTTTGCATATTATACTTCAAGTTATAATCACCGGTTTTAGGATCAATATATGGAGTACGTTTCATAGTATTAACTGTTTTTTGCATGAAGCCTTCTACTTCAGCTGGGTTAATACCTGCTACATTAATATAGAAAACACGTTTTTCTGGTGCGCGAACAATACGATGAACTAACATCGCATCTTCCATTAATGTATATTGTTTAAATAATCTACGAGCTGGTTCAATATAACTTCTACCATATGGTAAAAAGTTAGTGTCAGATAATAAACGGAAATGTGCCATTTCGTAATTATCAAAATATATACTATTGTTTGTATTTGAACCTGGTAGATTATAATATCCATATTCACCAGCTGATAATCCTTCAGGATCATATCTAAATCTTACAGCTGATGGATTTTCACGATCAAACATTTCTTGTCTTTCAATATGGTATGCGGTATATGGTATAACATTGTAAACACCATATTTTTCTGCTATTTCTAGTTTTAAGAAAAAATCACCATATTTACACATTTGGCGAGCCCATGACCATAAGTTAAATTCAATATTTAATACATCATAAAATAAGTTGTATAATATTTTCTGAACATCTTCATCATTTGACTTAATATGTAATACTTCATCTTGTTCATTTTTAAGTGTACATTCATCTGCTATAATATCTAAAGCAGAAGCTACAATAGCATCACCATCCATTACATCATACTCTGAATATAATTGAGTACGTAATGTTTGGTAATTAAAGTTTTGTTGATAACCATATAATGAAGTAGGACTTGTAGTGTAGATTCTATTAAATCTATCTAATAATGAGTTAGTTTCAATCTCGCCAGAACGTTGGATTGCGTTAACATCTATTACTTTAAGTTCATTTCCTCCAACATTTCTGATGACAACATCTGTTGAGAATAATCGTTTTAATCGTGTAAATATATTAGTGTCTGCCATAATTATAAATATGTTATCTTAGTAACCAGCTTATGTCTTCTTTTTGGCCGTTTACATCCATGTCCCAGGTTTTTGTTGGTGAATAAAAATTATTATTTGCTGAATATGCTCCAGCATTAAATGAAGTCTTTGTAAAATTATTTAATACAGATTTAGATAATTCAGTACCATTTTCACTAAATCTTAAAGCAGTATCTCTAACATACAATCCTATGCCTAAACTCATAACTAAATCATCATTATAACCTGCTTGTGCTTCAGCTCTGCCGTTTTTCCAAATAAATACTTTCATTTCTTCAATTAAACGTTTAGATTGTATTATAACACTTTTTTCACTTATATACTCTCTAAACTTGTTTACTACCATTGGTCTAGTTTTTAATGAGTTAGTGAATCCTGGTGTTAAATTATCATTACTTCCATATCTATCAAAATACGTAGAAGCTTCTGCTTTATCACTTTTAGATGAATGATATAGGTTTCTATATCCTCTTTCTATTATTGTCTGTATAGTAGCCCAACCCATAGTAGCATTTTCAACTACTAATAATGCTTCATTATATTCAGAAGCTATACCAACTAATAAATGTCCAAATTCTGTAGTTGATAATTGACCTCTATATTCTGCTACTTGAGTATTAGATTCAATATCTATAACATGGAATGCTGAGTGATCTTTACCATCACCTCGAGCAACGTCTGCTACAACCATATATTGGCGATGATAGTCAACCTGTTCCCATATCCAAAGATTTTTATCTACTCCTCTTCGTTCAAGAGGTTCTTTTATATATGTTTTTTCATAAAAATCTAAAAAATCATTATAAAATACTACATCCCCAGATGTACTAAAATCACAATCACATTCTTGTGCTGCTAATCTAGGATCACCTAATAATTCATCTTGTTCTTTTCTCCATAATTCATTTCTTTCAGGATGAACATACCATGGTAACTTAATAGGTAAGAACTTTTTACCAGTACCATCATCAGTTGATGATTCTGCTGATACCCACATTTTATGAAACCAATTACCAGTACCATAAGGTGTAGATAATACAATAGCTCCACCACCAGTAGCTAAAGTTTGTTGAGCAGAAGCCCATGTTTCAGCTACATTATCAATAAACGCCGCCTCATCAATTATAAGTAATGATACTGCTTCTGAACGTGCTGCATCACTATTGGATGATTTAGCTTTTATAGTTGAACCGTTAGATAATTTTAAACTTAATCTATTATTTTCTACATCTTTTATTTTCAACCAAGTTGGTAAGTTATCATACATAAATCTTACCTTAGTAACCATGTTTTTAGCTGTTTCTTGTGTAGTAGCTAAACATAGTACATTTTTATCTTTATGGAATAACATTAACCATAAAGAATATCCGGCTGCTAATGTAGAAATACCTAACTGACGTGATTTTAGTACTATAGAATATGGGTTATCTCTCCATAAATTTAATACTTTACCTTGAAATGGATATAAATTAAAAATAATACGCCCACGTTGTGGATGCTGGATATTACAATATTTTTTCATAAAATGCTCAGGTGACTGTAGACATTTTATGTATTCTTGTTTTATTATTTCTTTTAAGTCTTGACTCATTATTTACCTATTTTCCAGTACATTCTAAAATTAGCAACTGGAGATAGATTATTATTAATACCAACACCTAATCCATATGCTTTATTTGTTTTTGTTTTTAACATAAGTTCAGGACCCACATAATTAAAACCATTATTTCTTGCTCCTATTCCAAAACCATAAAAATACTGTGTCTTGTTTAACATTTTTTCTTTAGTTATGGTAATAGTTGGATATATTACTTTATAATTTACTTGTCTTGCTATTATTTTATTTGTTGTGACAGAATCATTAATAATAATTTTAACACTATCTGTTCCTACTGTATCTATGTAATTATATAATATATAAAATTCTTTTAATATAGCCAAGCTATCTACAGGAGAAAGAAAAGTATCTATATCTACTTCAGTACGTGTATTCCATTTAGGAGTATATACTGGTGTTTCTTTTTTTATAGTATCATATCTGGTTTCAATTATTATTTTTTCAGTCACATCACCAGGAGAAGAACATTGTCGTTGCAAAATTAATGCAACGACAAGTATAGCTATAATAATATGTTCTATTTTAATTTTCAAATTAGCTTATAACTGAACTTACCAAGTCCATCACGTCTACACCTTTAGATCTAAATAATTTTTTAACTTCAGGTTTGTTAATAATTTGTTTTACAACAACTAAATCCATTGATTTAGCTCTATCTTTAGGTGACATTTTTTCTAATTTGGCTACCTTATTTCTAATAGCTGAATTTAGTTTTTCAAATTTAGCTTTTTCTTCATCAGCTAATTTTTCAACTCCAACATTACCAAATTCTTTTTCACCAGCCATTACATCCATATCTGATGGCATTTCTTTTTCAAAATCATCACCACCAACAGTCATATCAACTTTAGGAGCAGGTTTTTCTACTTTAGACATACTTGGAACAGATGGAGTACCTGCTGAATTCATTGATACTACATTTTTATCAGATAAGTCTGACATTAATTTTCTAAAACCAGGATTATTAAATGTAGCTGGATCTTTCTTTAATTCTTTAGCTAAATCAGCTATAACCATTTCACCTTTATCTAAAAGGTATTGTAAAGCCATTTTAGTATTACCTTTAGTTGCGTCTACTACTTTTTGTAATGATGGTTTATCTTTAACTGTGTAAATTACTTTAGCACGAGCCATTTCATCTAAAGCAATATCTATTTCTTCTTTAATAATTTGACGAATATTTATTTTTCTCATGGTTATTATTTATGTATAAATATTATAAAGATAATGCTTCTTTAATTTGTTGTATTCTTTCCTCAGTGGTTCCAGATATTTTAACTAATTTATTTGGTGGATATTCATCTAACATAGCTTGAATAACCATATCTATTTTTGTACGATAATCAGGATCAGTTGTTCTAATACCGTTATCTTCAATGTTAACTCCTTCAGGTGATACATAAAATATTATATCATACATTTTAACTAATGGTATAGCTGCTTCAACAAATGTTCTTTTTTGTGAAAAATCAATTGATTTAGCACTAAATGTAAATGCACATACATCATATACTGTTCTATCAGTAATAATATTTTCTTGTAGTAATTCACTAGCTCGTTCAGCCATAAATACAAACTGACCTGGTAATGTTGAATCTGTATTTAATGGTATACCTAGTTCCATTAAATATTTACTACGTTCAGTTGCTGTCTGATAATTTTTAAATTGCTCTAATTCTTTAAGAGCATTAACAAGTGTTGTTTTTCCAACACTCACTGTTCCACATAAACCTATTTTCATACTATGAATATAACAAAGTAAAATCTAAAAACCAAACTTACATATTTTCTACATATGTAAGAAAATCATTTAAAATAATTTTTGATTTAGTTTGAGATTTGTTTATAGCTTCAGTCATTACTTGCTGTAAATCAAATTCAGATTCTGTAATTAAATTATTTTGTAGTTTAGATAATGTCATTTCAGCTATGATTAATTCATTATCATCACCATAATCTTCAACATCATTTAAGTAGAGCTTAATATACTCGTTTAGCTGCTCTTTTAAGATTCTCATAAATTACTATTTTTATTTTATTAATTATTTCTTGGATTTTATTAACTTGACTATTTAACCATTTTAAACGTTCACCAAAACGTTTTCCTTCCATTGGTTTTTCAATATTATCTTCTGGAATATATTTTGAGAATGGTTTCATATATTCAGCTCCGGTTAAAAATACAAATTGATCTTTTTCAAGATTAATACCTGCTGATTTCATTTGTTTTACTGTTTCCTCACCCCATTTTTCTTTTTCATCTTTTGGCATTTCCTTCAATGTTTTATCATATGGAGCTAGTTCTTTTTGTAATGGTACAAGATGATGCTTTGCTGATAATATGTACATTTTATCAGGTTTAAGCGCCTTGCCATACTCTAATGTCTTTTGAAACATTGGAGAGGCAGAGTATAGTTCCTGAGCTGGAGATGGTTTGCTTAATTTTGATTTGGTACAACTTAGTAATACTATTTTTGCCATTAGTTGCTATTTGATAATAAATATTCAGCAACATATATTCCATGCGCTCCTGATACTGTAATTCCGCGAGCACTTAAAGCATCACCTACAAAATGAACATTTGGGTATTCAGTTAATGATAAATCGTCATAATTTACTAATGGTTCAGGTGATAGATATTTTACTTCAGGAATATACATACCCCAATCATCACCAAATCCAAATACTTCATCCATATTCTCAATAAAGTTAGTAATATAATTTGCGTATTCACCTAATACTTCATCAAACTCTTCTAAATCATCTATTTGGTAAGCACTTACAATATTACCTTCTGATGTTATACCTGGTGTACGTGTTTTGTTTGGTGAGTAATATAATCCTTTACTATCAACTTGTAATTGTCCTACTACATGACGTGACCACTCAAATGGATTATCAATACCTTTAATTTCCATTAAGATACCAAAGTTAGTCATATTGTTTCTAAATTGTTCACCTTTTTTAGCATGTCCATTATAGCTGATGTCACCGTATGTTTCTTCTACTGCTACATAAGCCGCGTTATTATTAGTACAGAATGAGCGTAACGATACATTATCAAATTTCTGATATAATTTAAAATCGTAACTGATATCAATTAATTTTTGGAAGTATTTTTGTGGTGCTTCAAAACGTACTCCAATTTGTACTGATTTTGGTTCTGTAGGTAAAGTATAATTATCTGATAGTTTTTGAGCAAAATCAATACCTGATTTACCTACTGCAAATATTAATTCGTCATATTGTTGAATACAAGCATTATTAATACTTTCTTGGTTTGCTCCTAAATTATTATAAGTTAAAACTTTTGTATTAAAATCAATATTAGTAACTTCTAAATTCCAAGCAAATTTAACACCTTTATCAGTTAAAAACGAATACCATGATTTAGCGATTTCATGTAGATAATTTGAACCAATATGCCATACAGGAAACATTCTTAAACCAAAATATGGTTTAATAAATTCAGGTTCTTCCTGTGGATCAGACATAAAAATTTCTTCTGGTTTAGGATGAAAACGAGTAAAGTTATCTACTACTTGTTTCATTAATTCCATTGCTTTGTCTTCACCACAATATTTTGCTAATTGGCCTCCGATTGCTGTATGATATGTTAATTTACCATCTGACCATCCTCCCGCTCCTAACATACCTGTCATTACTTCTTCAGGTAAACGATTATGAGGATCATTACCTTTATCAATTATTGTTATTAATTCACCCGGATATCCGTTGTCTACTAATTTAGTTGCAGCGTTTATACCCGCTACTCCAGCTCCAATTATGCATATTTTCTTATTCATATATTGTTAATATAATATCTTTATCTATAAAGTACAAACTAAGGTGGCTCCAATCTTTCGATCGGAGCCACAGCTTCCATAATTTTATCTCTTACGAGCGACAGGCTATGAATCTGTCTATAAAGTTATAAGTTGATTAATATGCTTCTACTTCTAAATCATCTAGTGCTATTTCTAAATCTTGTATCCAAGAATTACCTAAAGCTTTTATTTGTTTAGCATATGGTCCTTTACCGTTAATACCTTTTAATATATCATATTCATTTTGAATATCTAATCCATATACTTTAAGAGCTAATTGTAACAAAAATAACCATTCTTCTGTACCATATTCAACTTTACCACTATCTACAATTTCTCGGTAGTCTTGGTAAATTAAATCTTTCATCTTACCTACTGTTGGTTTATCTTCATTTAAATTTTCTTCTTCCATCATTCCACTTGTTTCATCAGTAAGATTCAATTCTGAGGGAATAGATGGTGTTTTTTCATTTTCAGTTAAAAGACCTGCAAGTTTTTGCATACGTCTAAATTGTTCATTTAACATTAGTTTGTTCATGATTTGTATATTTTTAATTTTAATGTTTTGGTATAAACATATAATGTTTTGGTAAAAATATATACTTTTTTAAATTATCCAAACTATAAGACAGAATTCAATTTTATTTGTTCAATAACACTATCAATATTTTCATGTCTATGATCTTGAGAAGAAGTAAACATGTTGTTGGGTGTTTTAAAAGAATATATTTTTTTAATCAAAATTTTATGATTTAAAACATCATCTTTAGTTCCAAAATAAAAATACATGTTTGGTTTATTTTCAAAATTTTTATGAACATAAGTTTCAAGATCCATCAATTCATCAAGCAATTTATTATTAATAACAGTAATTGAATTTGTTTTATAATTAGTAAATTCTTGATATAAAAATGTTTTAAAATAATTATATGGGTTATAAGATGGATTAATCATATAAAATGACAAATCATCTCTATTACTATTAGTTAATGCTAAATACATAGTATAAAAACCACCTAAAGATGTTCCTACTACATGGATATCAGAATGAGTATCTAAAAATTCTTGTAATAATTTTAAATCTTCTATTGGTCGATTATTTAATTGAGGTGTAAAAACAACTGAATTTGGAAATACTTGTTTTAATAATTCAGATTTGCTTCCAGGACCACTATTAAAACCATGTATAACTAATATATTACTCATAACCTGTTATTATTTATATAGTTAATATATGAAAGATATCTTAAGAAGCCAAACCTTCAGGATTTCCTATCATTATTTTTCTTACAGGTTCATCCTGTATTAAACGAGTATAGTGAAATCCGTCAGGATCTTTTTCAATAATTTCTTTACCTAAAATATCTCCTACTAAAGTATTAGGGACTGGAACTCCACCATATTTTAGAAATAAGTTTTCTGCTTTTCCTGAGTATTCACCCCAGGATCTAGAGAATTTAACATCCTCATAAATAATTTTTTTAACAGCTGCTGTTCCTTCTGGACTTCCATCTGAACCTGCTGCTATGGCTTTTCTACCATATTTGTCTTTATATAAAGCTGCGGCTATTATCTTATTATCTTTTCTAACTAATTTAGCAAAACTAACTTTATTAAGTAATTCATCTGGAGATGAGGCTGTTTTAAAACCACCTATAGGCTCATAAGTGTGTTGCATTATATCCCAAATATCCTGAATATAAGGTTTAATGTCTTCTTTATTAAATAAATTTACAAATCTTTCTAAGATTAAGGATTGAATTTCTTCTTTGATAAGTTGTCTTAGTTCTGATTTTTTCATTCTTCTATTTTAATTTTAAGAGGGCTATTTCCTTTAATCACTCTATGCCACTCTAATTTTGGTATAAATATACTAACTCCTTCCTTTAATTCCAAAGGAAGTTCATTGTCTTGTTGAAAATACCATCCGTTACCTTCTAAAATAGTTATAGTACGTGATTTTAAATCACGATGCCACACCAATTCAATTGGATCTATATTTTCATTAAACTCACGAATAATATATTTGTCTGTTACTTCTATATTAGTGTATGGGATCATTTAAATTTTTCTCCAATTAACAACATCATCCAATTGTTCTTTTGTCCAATGTTTATAATAATTTGTTTTTTCTAGTTCTTTTGATTTGTCATTTAAATCTGATAAAGATTGTATGAGCCAAAGATAACATCCATCATAAGTAGTTTTAATATTATTAATAACAAATGAATCTCTAGGATCATTATCTAAAACAACAATATCATTTTTATTAAATTCATTATTAAGATCATTTGTTTTTTGTCTTAATGTTTCAATATCATAAGACTGATAATCTTTTAATTTAAAAATAATAACTTGATGTTTAGTTAAATCAGATTGTTGAATATCTAAATTAATAGTATTAAATTCCGTATCTAATATAGAATATCTTTTATTTAGATATGCTTGTTTCGCATATGGGCAAATTGATAAGTTAGATAATGACTCTTGAGTATAGGTTAAAGTAAGTATCCATTCTTCAACTGTCATACTATTTTGACTTCTTAGAATCCTTAATAGGTCCACCTACAACCCATGCATCACATGTTCTAGCCGCCGCGCATTTAAACTTTAAGAATCTACAGTATCCTAATTTACCAGCATTAATTACATCATAAGGATTTTCTGAACCTTCATCATCTCCAATACCTTTAGCTATACAATCTAATGTTTTAGTTGTTATATCAAACGCAGCGCAGTTTCCACAAAGAGATTTTTTAGCTTCTTCTGCAGAATCTAATTTCCACATTTTTACTTTAGCATCCCAGAACTTTTCATTTGGTTCATTAGGATTTAAAGGACCATATCCATATTCATTTATAGCCTTTTGTCTATTTTTAAGATTTAACTCAATGTTTTGAGTAGGAGCGGGGCATTTATTTAATTCTGCTTCGTTTAATATATTAATAAGTTTTATCATATTTTATTTATTAATTTAACTATTATTTTTAATTTGGTTTAAGTTCCATTCCTGGTAATGGTTCTTCTCTAAACAAAGAAAGATGTCCTGATTGACCAGGCATTCCGACATTTGTATCCCAACCTGGAAGTTGATTAATGTTTTTCTCAATATATCTCTTATATAAAAGATCTCGTTGGTTTGTTGTTGAACCTTCTTTATTAGAACCAGTAAATATAATTAAATCTGCGGGGTATTCTTCAATAAATGATTTTATGATATCCATTATCGTAGAAATTATTTTAAATTGGCGTCCTTTATTAGTTATGGCGCCTGAAGAATATTCATATTCATCTCTTACATAAAAATTTAATTCCCAGCCATTACCTATAGTACCATCAAATCTTACTCTATAATAATCATTATCTTCAGTTGTAAAATAATAAATTATACCACCAGATTTTTCTTCTGGGCCGCTCCATTTATAAGGTGGTACACCTTCTCCTATTTCTTTAAGTAATGATATAAGTTTTATCATAAGTTGTTTTTTATTTTTTTACACAATTTGGATATTTTTTACCAAACATTGTTTTCATACCTTTTTGAGTATATCCTTTCCAACATTTTTCATTTAATTGTTTTGGAGTATTATCATAATCACATTTATGACATAAATATGGATCTTTACCACCTTGAGATATTTTCCATTCCCAACCACAATTATCACAAATAACTTCTGTAGCTGTTACTAATTCTTTTAAATTTTTTAAATGTTGAGTTTTTTCTTTAGATGTCTCTTTACGTTTTTCAATATAATCTAAAGCACGTTTTAATCTAGATTTCACTTCAGGATCTTTTGCTTTATTGTAAGCAGCTCTAACTCGTTGGTGGATTACATTAATAATTTGAGATTGACGATTATGAGGTTTAGATTTAAATGATTTTTTATTTAAAGTATTAACTATATCTTCTTTAGTTTTAAATTTAATAGATACAGTATCTTTAGGATCTTCATCTGTGTATAAACGACGTCCTGATCCTTTAGGTTTTTTGCCTGTACCTATTTTAGGATCATTTTCAGATAATATTTCACTTAATATACCTAATAATTTTATCATTTTGTTTTCCCCCATTTTTTACCTTTACCTGGTGATTTACATTTAGATGGTGTTGGGCGACATGATGGGTATTTGGCTCGTTTTTCACCTTTTTTTCTACCACATGCTTTATATCCACCTTTACCATCAGGTGCGTTACAATCTACCCATCCACCTTCTTTACCTTTAGGACCAGAACGTTTGAACCATTTATAAAGTGATTCATCTTCATTTATAATTTCTTGAATTAATTCTTTTAATTTAGAATATCCTGATCCATATGGAGCTGCTTTACCTGATTGTGGATCATTTGTTTCTTTAATACCTTTCCATATTTTACCTTGACGGCATCTAACTACAGCACCAGATTTGTAAGCAGATGGTTTATCAAACTTACGGTCAGCAATACGTAAACATCTGTCACGTTTTACTTTCTTTTCGTTTAATATTTCTTTAACTAATTTATGTAAATCCATTATACATTAACTTGAAATGGTCCTTTTTTTACTTTAAATGCTCTAACACCTTTAACACTTTTAATATCATTAACTACTTGGTCAACAATATCTTGTGCTTTCATTTGTTTGAATGGAGATGGATCTATTTTAATAACTAAATCAGCGTATCCTCTATTAGCGGCTGCACCTACAGGTTCATAAATATAATCCTTCACAATTGTTATTCCTTTAACAGCACGAACATCAGACATAATTTGTTTATGAAATGCTGTGTCTGTATCAATAACAATAACACCTTCAATTTCGTATAGTTTTGAAGCTGAACTGTATTCTTCTCTAATAAGTTGTTTTAATTCTGATAGTTTCATATTACCAATACCCGCTAAAATTTGAACCTCCACCTAATGACTTCCAATATCTTCCTATATTACAACTCCAGTAACCAGGTGTTGTTCTGTCTTTTTTCTTATCACAGTTTTGACGTGCCGCAAATGCTTTACGTGCTTTAGGATCTCTAAGTTTAACTGCTAAGTTTTGACCTCCACCTGCCGCTCCAAACTGTACTTTTTTAACTTTTTTAGTTTTAGGATTCATAACATAAACGTAGAATTTCTTTGAACCACCACGTTTAGGTTTATTAAGTTGAACCTCTTTACCTTGATATTCAGCTTCATTAATATTCTTTTTTAATTTATAAAGACCTGTAGACTCCATACGTTCTAAACCATTTAAAGCTACATTATTTACAACTAATTCATTATCTCCTACTTTTAAATTTTTAATTTGGTTAGGAGCTAACATTTTTTGAAATGTAGGGATAGTTTGAATTCTTTTTATAAATCTTTCATCATCAAAAGTTAATGTAATTTTATGAGTATTTTTAAACTCAGCTTCATTTACTCCTGTTTTCTTGTAACTATTATAATTTTGTTTTAAATCTTCAAATGCTTCTTCTTCAGTTTTGCCTATTCCTTTTATTTGAATATCATCTTTAAATGTTGGATTTTCACTAGGTATTTCTATATTAGCATATACATTAGCTTTAGTATGAAAAAAATCAACTTCATAATTATCTAACATTTGACCTTCTTCAATCATAGGTAAATCTAATGGTACTTTTTGACCTTCATATATACCATATTCACCTAAATTGGTTTCAACAATAATGTCTTTATCTAAACCTGATACTTCAAGTAAGTTACGTGAGTATAATTTTCTAGCTTCTTTCCATAAACTAAGAAATGAAGTAGAACCATAACGAAATGTATTTTCAGTTAATGGTTTTTTATTATCAACATGGTATTGTAAATGTTCACTTAATAAGGGTTTGCGTGATAAATTTTCATTTATCATTGGTGCTTTTTCACCTCCACATTTACCACTACATCCGCAACCACAATCTGGTTTAAGATTACGTTGTTTAGCTATTTCTCGAATTATTTGTCTTAATTTATCCATGATGATAAATATTTTTATTTTAGATCTTTAAAATCTATTTCTTCACTAGAACCTTTTAATGAATCATCTTTGTATAGTAATCCTTTACTGAATGATCTGAATTCGATACCATATGCTTGTCCAATATGATTTGAAAATGCATATACTGGTTCATCATCAGTACCCATAATATCTTTAACATCAGTATATATTTTGTAACAATTAATAACTAAAACTCCGTTTTCAAAAGTATAATTAGAAAAGTTTTCAAAATCTTCTTTAATAACTATAGTTTTAGGAACATCATTACCAAATATTACATCATTAACTACATCTGAAGGAGTATTTTTAATGATTACTTTAGATAATACTTTATTAGTTTGAGGATTATATAATTTAAATTTATTTTTCTTATCAAGCGGTTTTAAACTTACATTTGGAAATACATTATTTGATACTTTTTGAATAAAGTTTTTAAACACATTAATACCGTCAATTTCTCTAGTTTTTGAACTTTCCCATCTAACAGCATTACGTTTTTTAAGTGATATATTACCTATCACTTCACCTTCATCATCAACTAATTGAGCATCTGCTTTAGCAAATTGTGTAGCACCTTCAACTGAACTATCTTTAGCTTCTTCTATATTATTAAATTTAATTTTTTTCTTATCACTCTGGATAATCACAGTAATTGGACCATCATTTTCTTTAACTTTATTATTTATTAAATCTAAAAACGATGATTCATTTTGCTTACCAGCAGATTTTTCACCTTGAGCTGATTTAGGTTTAACTAATATTTCAATATTATTATCAGTTCTAAATCCTCCTTGTGATGAACCAGATATATTACTATCTCGTTTATAACCTAATTTTTCTAATTCAGAAAATATCTTTTGACGTTTATCTGATAAAATTACTATTTTATTTTTAGATAAAGCTTTAATATCATCTGCAGAAATATTCAAATTTTGAATAACATTCTGTGTTATTTTTTTAGCTTCATCTGAGAGAAAATCAATTGGTTTTTTCACTTCGTTAAAACTTATTTTTATATCTAATTCATTTAATATATTTTCCAATAATAAAATATCCTGATCATTATTCATGTCCGGATATCCTTTAGAAAATTTATAAGAATATTTTTTGAAAAACAAATCTAATACATCCATTTTATTTTATTTTTATGCTGGTGGTAATTCTTCTGGTGTTACTTCAGCTGGAGCTTCTTCTGTAGATCCTGGAGTTTCATTTTTACCTTGACCATATCTTAATACACGAGATATAGCATTCATAGCATCTATTCTTTCACTTAAATTTAATAAATAAAAATTTTTACCTTCTATTTGTGCTATCCAACTTCTATCAGTATGAGTTAAAAAGAAATATTCACCATTAGCTAACATTACTCTAAATGTAGTTGGTTTTGGAGCTACCCATTCAATGTCAGTAACAAATATTTCATATTGTTCTGTCATTAAATCAACTAAAACATCATTTACACTTGGATATTTAGCAACAACATTTGTTCTACCGCCTGAAGTAAATTCAATTTGTTTTTTGTATTTACTTTTAGCGATTAACTTAATTTTATCTATTAATTCTTGTTTAGTCATTATTGTTTCTTAGCTTTTAATTTTTTAATTATTTTTTCGGCTAAATTAATATTTCTATCTATAGATGGTTGTTTCATTTCAAATTCTAAATAATGTGTAGCTTTATCCATATTTTCTGCTGCTATATGAATTTTTGATTGCCACCAATCTGGAAAATCTACTTCAGTAGGCATTTTATCAAATTTATCTAACATTATGTATAATTTGTTAGCATATTCTGCTATTCTAGCTACATCAGCTTTTAACATATCTGGTTCATCATCTTGATGACCAATATCTAAATCTTCAGCTACTTTTTTAGCTTTATCAGTTGCTATAGCATACATAGCAGCTTTAGGACCTTTAAAAGTATCTTTCATTGATTTAACTATTTCTTCACGTTTTTTAAGTTCAGCTGGTGTTAATTTCTTTTCACCAAGTGCTGATTCAGCTAATTCTTCATTTTCTTTATCTCTAATGATAGCATAAACTTCCATTTTATCTTCTTCTGAGGATAAATTATAATCGCCTATATATTTATCAAATAATTCACCAGGATCATATGAACCTTGTTTAGGAAATTTGGCTCTTATTTGATTAGCAATTTTTTCTAATTTAGGATTAAGCATCTCATTCATATTTTCTTTACTTATATCAATTATATTATTATAATCACTCATTGTTAAAATTTTACCTTCAGTACTTAATGAAACTGCTTTTTCAGTTACGTTATGTAAATCCATATCTGTTTTAGCATCTTCACGAGCGTATTCTAATAAACGTATAAATAATGGAACATCCAGAGTTATTTTATCCGCTGGATTGAATTCTTCATTTAATTTACTTGAAAGTGTTTCAGTTATTAACTTAACAAAGTCTGATTTTTTCATAATTATAATTTTGATTCAGCAACTGAAGCTTTTTTATATTCAGTTACTAATTTTTTTAATTCACTGGCTAATTTTCTAGCACGACTATGAGCTGCTTTAGTTTTACCATTATGCTCTGCTATAAACATATCCCATGTCTGTTGCATTTTTTCAAATAACTCTTGTTTCATTTGTTTATATTTGGTTTGTATTTGTTATATTTCAGCTGTTAATCTAGTATATAGATAATAGAATGCTTCTTTTACTTCAAATCCATCTTTGGTTAAATCATTCATAATATTAGTAGCAGAATCAATGAAATTTTTATAGTCATCTTGGCTAACTAAATTATTCATACGCTCATATGATTCCTCTGATACTTCTATATCTTCTATACCTTCATTCATTGATGGTGGATTCTCTTCTTTAGATACCTGACTACGAGTGAAGTAAGTTAATGCGTTTCCGATTTGACGAATTAATTTTTCATCACCTGATGCTTTAGCCGCTTCTAACGCGTCCATTAATTCTTTTTGAACGTCTGATGCTGCTGGAACTGATGCTGTGTCCATTTCTGTACCCATATCCATTTCAGTACCCATATCAACATTAGTATCTACTTCAATATCTTCAACTTCTTTTTTCTTTTTCTTAGCTTCAGCTACTGGATCATAAAAATTATCATCATTAGATAAATCAATATCTATCTCAGCTAAGATCATTTCTTTAATCTGCTTTTTTAATTCAGATTTTTTCATTTTTTTCTTTTCAACTTTTTCACCAGCTTCTTTACCTTTTTCATATTCGTATGCTCCCATACCTTCAGTAATTAAACCAGCCAATTGTTGCATTCTTTTAAATTGTTCCATTATGATTATATTATATAGTATAAATATGTTAAAACCTATTGTTCTTTAATTTTTTTACGTAAGAAGAAATACCCACCAAAGCAACATGCTGATACCAGGTAAAAAAGAAGTGTTGTAATCAGATATGAATTGGTTAAACTCATGACTAAGTAAAAAAGGATATCGAATCCTAATGGATTGAAGAACATACCAACCATTAAAAACATTTGGCTTAATAGTTTGAAATTTTTTATTTTTTCTTGATTGTCGATCACGGCCCATATTTATTTTATTAGGTAAAACATAGTAGCTATGCTACAAATTTGTTGAGTTATTTTTAAGATCTTCTAAATATTTTAATGAATCATTAATATTTTTCTTTAGTTTATCTTTATTACCACCAACCCAATTTTCAACAATACCATCTTCAGTTGAAAATGATTTATTATTTTCTTTTAATTCATCCTCAGCCCAATCTTTAAAGTCATTTATGAGATTATTAATAGCATTATTATACATCTGTTTTTGATAATCTTCCCACTTGCCTTCAATTTTAAGTTTTGTTTCAAATTCAGTAACACAATTTAAACACATTTTATGTACTTGATAAAACGGTTTATCAATATGTATTTTCATTGGTTTAGTACATTTAGGACACAATAATGGTAAAACATGTGCTTCTTTAGCTAAATCTAACTTAGTAACATTTTGTTTTATACCGTTTTTTATAGTCCATTGTCTACCATTCTCTTCCCAAACTTCACCTTCTTTATGATTTATATATTTTTTTGAATAACCTACTCCAACTGTTGTTTTATCTTCATATTTACCTTGAACAAGATTACGAAGACGTTGGACGTCTTTTTTTTGAAACTCTTTATTTAACATTATATGTTAGATTAATTTTTTGTATATTTTAGATATTAATTCTTCTTTTAATGATTTAATATCTTTAGATTCCATAGTTGTTTCTTTTTCTTTAACAGTATAATCTACTCCAGCGTTGTCTAACACAGTTTTGATTATTTTTTTGGTTACATCTTTAGTTGGGTTATTTTTCTGTGGAAAAACCAACATATCATCTTTAACAACAAATTTTAATAAATTAGGTTTTGAACTAAATGACTTAATAAAATCATCTATAGCTTGTTTAGTCTTAATTGGAAATGTTTTACCTGTTTGTTTTTCAATAGATTTACGTTTAGCAGGAATATTAGGACCAAAGTAATCTTCTATAGCTTTATTTATTTCAGCTTTATTAACACCAGTGTTTCTTATATTTGAAACATATATTCCATAATTATTAATATCATTAAAAGCAGCAATAGCATCATCTATTGATTCTTTAGGTGTAACTGCTATATCATATTCAGCTTTCATAGCTGAAAAACCTGATGGTTCTTGTTCAGGTGAGTCTTGTTCAAATGTTCTATTCATTATAATCCTAGTTTTTTAAGTTGTTCAATTGTATTTTCAGTAGAAGTATGTAATATACCTATTCCACCTTTAGAATTCCATTTTTCAATAGTATCAGCTCGGTCATCAATAAGTATACGATTTTTTCCTGAGAAATCAGGTTTATTTTGGGCGGCTCGAAAATATATATTTTTCATATTGTCTAACTGTTCTACCCATTCTTTTTTACCTAATTTCGAGCCAGGATCACGTGATGGAGCTGTTAATATATATGGATTATATGATTTTATATAGTTCCATAATTGTTTACCATCAGACATCCATTTAAGATTAGCCCAATAGTCATATTCTTCCATATTTTTTTCCGCAAGTGATGATTTAAATTTATTCCAAAAATCATTACTATCTTGCACATCAACATGTTTAGTGTTTAAACCTGTTAATTCTTCATAACCTTTATCAAAATCTACTAATACTCCATCCATATCACAGAATATTATAAATTTTGATTTTTCTTTTTGTTCATTCATAACTGTATTGTTTTTAATACTATCTTCCCAATTTCTAAGAACTATGTTGCCCTTTAAATAAGCCTCTTGTTCAAGTTGGCTTAAGTAATCATCCTCAGTAGTGTTAGTTGTATTAATATTATTTAATCTATTTTCTAAGTTTTGTATATGATGAATCATTTCATGTGAAAATGATCTTAATATATCTTTTGGGTGTCTTCCAGCTGTAAATAAAGTTATTGAATTATTTGTTGGGTCATAATAAGCTGTTTTACTTAGTAATTTAGAAGCATTTTCAATATCATCATTATTAATAATAACTTTAGGTAATGGTTTTACATTATAACCATTATCAACATAATATTTTGTTAAATCTAATAACGCATTATTAAAATCTAAATCTTGATTTTCAGTAATTGAATTAAATGTAGGTTCAGTTCTTAAACTTAAACTTAAAGCATTCATATAATTTGCTACTTCAATACCTTGAGGTAAAAATTTAGCTATATCAGTTGGATTATTAGACTTGATAGAATTACGTAAGTTAGATGCGGATAAACCACCTATATTACCAGCGTCATATATTTTAATATTTGAGTATTTCTCTTTATTTAAAAGCGCTTTATAACGTTCCTCTTCACCTTTACCAAATGCAACTACTATATCTTGTTGTGGATTAGCTTTTATATAATCATAAACATATGTCACAGGTGAAGCCACATCTGAAATAACTACCTTAGCTTTAGGTAGCATAGGTAAATATAATTTCCAAGCTGATAGTGATTGTTGCGCTGTTATTCCTTCACGAGCAATAGGTGAAATAACTATTAATACTTCATCAGCAACTTTGGATAAACGTTGTACTAGTTCAAAATGACCTCTATGAGGTGGTTTGAATGCTCCTGGGTATAAAGCTACTTTTTTAGGAGTAGGTTCAATTATTATTTCAGCTAAATATTTACCTAAACTCATTTTATAAAATTAACTATTTTATTTATTACTTCGTTCTCATCAGTGATGATAGAATCTTTAACTTTATTTTCAATATTTGAAAATTCTTTTTGAAGTTTATCAATTTGAGCGTCTACTAATGCTTTTGATTGAGCTTTAGCTTTTTCAGCTTTTTCTATTTCTTCTGGGGATTGTGGTTCAACTTTATCTTTTCTAAATGTTGATTTAAATTCACCTGAAGATAGTAAATTATTAAAAAATTCTTTTAATTGACCACTTTTAATAGCATTATTAAACTCATCAATTTGTGTTTGAAATTCTTTGTCAGGTGCTTGATATAATATAAAATTGTCACCTAACTTATTTTTATATGCTTCTATATTACCATAAACATTATTCCATGTTGATAATACTCCAACTGTAGGTACTTTACGTTCACGTTTAAAATTACGTAAAAACGATACTATAGGGTGCGTATAAACCATTACCATCATTTCATCATATCCTTCAGTATTTAATATACCTTTAACTTGTTTACGACGGTATTCTCCACCTAACATTTTAGCAGCGTTTGACGCTGTTGTATCCCAAATAAATGACTCTCCTTTACTTATAGCATTAGGTACATCAACATCATCAATTTGAGCTGATGCTTTTGTCAAACTATTATACATTGGACTATCTTTATCCTCAATATATGTGTCAGGGTTAAGTATTTTTGCGTCTGGTACTTTTGATTTTACTTTATTAAGCAAATATGATTTCCCAGCTCCAGCTCCACCAGCCATGACTACCATTTTATTTTGGGAAATTTCTTTTAATAATTCTAATAATTTTATCATCAGTGTAAATATAATAAAGAAACTTGGGGAAGCCAAGTCTCTTATAAATATTGATAAAAAATAGAACTATAATTTTCGTTTAGCAGATGTTTTAAACTCGGTAAAAATAGGTGCATCTTTTGGATTTTCTAAATCAAATAAACGTTTCACAGTTTTAAATATATCTATATTTTCTTCATGTGAACGTTCTGAAGTCACTATTTCCCATCCTTTACCAGACATTTTTTCCTTATTTAACTTACGTTTAGATGATTTTAACCACAATATACCATAGTTATCAATTGGTTTATCAAAACATTCTTTATAACATTGACCATAAACAGCAGTTTGTAATTCATATGTTGGTTGGATATGATTTGATGTTTTAAAATCAATTAACCATAACTTATTATCAATTTCACAAATTAAATCACATGTACCTGCTACTTTTAATTCATCTGAAAATAAATGAACTTCAGTTTCAATTAGTTTAGGATCATATATTTCCCAAAATTCTACAAATCGTAAAAACATTTGCCATACATCAGGACTATATTGTGGATTACCATATTGATTAAGGAAATTAACTTCATTACCATTTAGATATTCTTCAATCATTTCATGGACTTGAGTACCTTCTTCAGCTGCTTTCTTAACAATATGTTCAGAAGAATAACCTACTTTTTTTAACCAATCTTCAAAGAATTTTCCTTTAGGATAATAACCTAATACATAAGTTACACTTGGATAATAGTTACCATTACGGCGGTAATACCTTGAATCAGGTAAAGTTATTTGTTTATGATCATCAGATATTTCTAAGATTCGATTATAAGAGTGTTTTATTTTACTCATAATTGTAGTTTTTTCTCTAATAAACCTGAGTATGTTAGAGGGATTGAGTTATATAGTAATTTAATAAATGCTTTAAAGCCCATTTCATTTGGATCTTTATTTTCTAACTCTATTAAATGTACTGTTTTACCTTCATTAATTAATTGTTCACAAAAATCAAGTGCTTGTTTAATAGCGTCTTTATCTAAAGCTATATATACTTTTTTAACAGTAGATGAAACTATTTTAGACATTAACTTTGATTGTATATTTTTACCTAACAATGGAATAGCATTACGTTTAATTGAAATGGCATCAAACATACCTTCACATAGTATGATTGGTGAATTCCAATTTATAAATATTTCAAAAGGTATAATATTACGTGATGTATCTGGATTGAGTTTTCTATTTGATTCAGGCAGATAACTTCTACCAACAAAATAATTTAAAGTACCAGATTCATCATATGAAGGAACAATAATCATATCAGAATATTTTCCTGTTTCACAATAACCTATATTATATTTAAATATATCATCTTCTGTTAAACCTCTACTTTTTAAATAAGCTAATGCTCGTTTAGCAGCATGGGATGGATTATTTAACACATGTTGATATTCTTCAGGTAGTTTAACTTGTTCACTAACTATTTGTTTCTCAATAACTGCATCACTTTTAACTAATGATTTTAGTTCATGTATTTTATCTGAAGGTACATCTATTGCTTTAAATAGATTTATTAACTTTTTACCTTTAAATTTACATACCCAACATCCAAATTTTTGAAAATCAGGACTATTTTCATCTAAACATATTTCTAGTTTAGGTTTATGATGATTGCACTTAGGACAAGTATACGCGTAATTACCTCTCGCTGTAGATTTGCCTGTACTAAGTACAGAATTCATTAATGTGACTAATAGTTGGTTTACCATTAGCAGTAATATAAAAAAGAAAGCTTGGCGAACCAAGCTTACTTATATCTTTTATACTACTTCAATACCTAAACGGCTTAGATGATTCATGAATGTTTGTATTTTCATATCATCTTTTTTACTGATATTTCCAGAGTCGTATGGTTTACCTATAATATCTTCTATTATATCTATCCATGTCTCTGTTCCTCCTTCGATTTCTTTACCACCCATAGACGCGTAATATTTTTCATCTACACCATTGTCAGCTAAAAGTTTATTAATATCACTTGTACTAATTACATTAAATCTTTTGATTTCTAAAAAATCACTTACTGCTTGTTTAGCTTTAGGATCAGTATCCATAGTATTTAATAACTCAAGGAATTTAGAGTACCCTACTTCTTTATTAGCAAAATTTCTTGGTTCAATTAAATCTTTAGTATTATCAGAAAAAGTAATGATTATCCTATTATTATCTTCTTCAAATCCAGTTACTTCAGGAAAATCTGATGCTCTGTATTTGTTTTCGTTTAGGTTTTCGTTTAGGTTTTTTACAAAACGATATTTTTCAATATCATAATCACGCATATATTGAGCCTCTAAATAAGATTTCAAATCTTCTAATGAAGTGAATAATGGGCGATTGTATGGGTTATCAGCCATTTCATCAAATTGTTCATCTTTAGCATCTTCAACAGTAGCAAAACGAAAAATTTTTGGAACACCATCTTCTTCATCAACTAACCAAGCTTTAGCCTCAACTGCTTCATTTAATTCGTTTTCAGTGATTAGACCTGCTAGTTTTTGCATTCTACAAAACTCTTTGTTTAATATTTGTTTTTTCATAGTTATTTTATTATAAATATATATCTTTTGAGTAAAATTTACCTAAGATATTATCATTAATCCATTTTGATGAATCTTCTAATACACCATATTGAAATAAATATTTACATTCAAAATATGTGAGTTCTTTCTTTGATTTGCAAAGTTTTAATATTACTCGTACAAATTTGTCCTTAGGATATTTTTTAAGATCTTCCTTTATTTCCTGTGATGAACCATAATATGTTTTCCAATCGCTTGGTTTAACTACTAATTTGGTTTGTTTGGCTCTACCACGTGTTACAGGTAAAGTAGCAAGTTCTTTTTTACCTAATTTAACATTTGTTTTATGAAAGAAATTCTTTTTACCTATATAACTACGATTTGTTTCTAAGTTAGTAGTTATATAAATATAACCTTCATATTGGGTTGGGTCAAAGTTTTCGTTGTTGATTAAATCTTCAACTGTTATAACTGGTTCTACTAAATTCATGATTATCTGTCTATATTAATATATATTGTCATATCTGTTGTTCTTGATGATGGTAATGGTTGGGATAATTTACCTATGGCTACTAGATTTTGTTGTTCATCATATAAACCTACTGTTGTTATGTAAGGAGTAAAGTAAGAACCAGTAGCAAAATCATATAGCGTATCATCAGAACTTCCGGATAATAAAGTAGGGTTTTGACTAAAGTTGAATTCATTTTCCCTAATTGTACATTTATATTGAGTTTCATATATTGAATATGAGCTTGAAAAAGAACAAGTAACATTTGAACTTGTTGCGAAAGTATTGATAACACTATTACTACCTGTAGTTAGTATTATCATACCATGTTGATATATAATATTTCCTACAATATCACTACCTGAAATAAGATTTCCCTGTCCATCATCAATATATGTTCCATTAGATGTTTTATAATAAAAACTATTTGGTTGTATGTTATCTCCAAATAATCTAGATGGTATTGCTAATACTCCTATTATAGTATTTGATTCAGTTGGAAAATAATGAGGATATGATAATGTTGTTTGTAAATAATTATCAAATGATGGTGTATAAGTACCACCTACTAATATATTTCCTTCAGTATCATTACCTGGAATTAAAATTGGTTGAGAAATAGGCGAACTATAACTTCCACTTAAATAGTTTGAGTAATATAATTCCTTTATTGAATTATATATTAATCGTTGATATTGGGTTGATATTTGTCCTGTTGTAGGATCATTATTAGGATTAAAAATAT